TTCCTGTTTCTGCGATAAGTTTTGCTTCTATCTCTTCTAGTTTTAAGTCTAAAGTAACTGCAACTCTTCTACATTCACCATCTATCATTTCTTCACCGATGCCGCATACAGATGCTTTTTTCTTTTCATCATCATAGTAACCTTCTACTTCATGTGTTTCATGCGCTTCGTCTTGGTCGCTAAACTTATGACCTTCGTGTGCTTTCATACATTCTTCTTTTGAATATCCTGCTTCTTGACACCTAGACATATATTCTCCGTGTGTTTCAGAATCTTTTGGTGTTGGCTCTGCTGCCTCTACTTCGTCAGCCTTTTTCTTAATAGGAATACAGTTTGGTACTTTTCTACCGTTTTTCATTTTCATACCGTATTGTTCGTAACCTTCTGTGCATGGGTCATCTGCATCTTTTGCTTCTGCATTTTCATCATTACAACCGCAACCACACGGGCTACCATCTTCTGCTTCGACCTTTTTACCGCCACGCCATTGTCTACAAGACCAATATCTAGCCTTCCATTTCGGCCCCGGATTTGAACAATTGTGCCTAGACCTAAACGCTTTTCTTCTAGCGGGGTCATCTCTTTTGATTTCCATGTTAGGGTCGCCAAATCTTACAATGACTACATTACCGCTACCATTTTTAGTATATACTCCGAACTTTTTAGAAGCACCTTTTGTACGAAAAGGCTTATTGAGAGTAACTTGGCGACCTTGATACTCGGCAGCCGTAACATCTTCTTCTTCATCCCATTCTTCGTATGCTACTACTTCGCCACTACAACCGCATCCACACGACATGATATTGTTCAGTCAAGGAATGTCTTATTAACCTACTCTTGACCTTCGGGGCATTCAAAACAATTACCTAAAGTACAGAAACCACACCAAATGCTATTATTCATTTCTTCGCCTCCTTCGGTTTTGCGTTAGTAATTTGGTATGCCTCCATATCTAAAGTGTGTTTTTTCTGCATTTTCTCCATTTCTAGGTCATGCTTCATCTTAAACTCTTCTAGTAATCTTACGTGAGTCTTTTCAGCGTCAGTTGCTTGAACGTCAGCACTTAGTCTGTCCGGTAATACTGCAATTTTAGCACTTTCTTTACCCTTAAATAAATCTAGTACGCTTGTTATAATAAGAAGTGCCGGACCACCTAATAGACCAATTACTGTAAGTTGTGAGTCTGAAATATCACGTTGTTCTACTATACTAAAGTAAGACGCTGTGGCTGCTATAACTACCCAAGCCATGACGACACCCATACCAAAAGTCAACATCAAAGTTTCGTTTGGATTTGTCATTTTCATCTGAGCCATGTTCTTTCCACTACCCTTATGTCTTATTAATACTTTGCCTAATAAAGCCCCCATTAGGAAGCAAATCGTGTATATACCTGTCAGAAGATACTCATTCCACAAGGTCGCTCGCACCATCCTGTGAGTTTTCTCTTGGTAAATCCCCTACTTGCTTTGGCGCTTCTGTCATTTTCCTTTCATCACCTTCTTTACCTATGGTTGGTAGGTTAAGTAAATCAAAGGATTGGTTTAGTGTAAGAAGTCCTGCGTTATAACCCATGACTGTTCTTTGCATGATATTAAGTGGTGTCTCGCTGTCCATAGCCTCAAACTTAATTGTGGGTAAATCTTGCTTGCGGTAAGAGATACCTAACAAGTCTAAGTGCATCATAAAGATTTTTGTTGCTGATTCACTCAAGATTCTGTGCATACGGCTTATGGCCTGCACCGCCCAAAGGTTAGCGTTGAATGTTGCAGCGAATGTTGAGCCTTTTTCTTGACCTGCTGCTACTCTAGGTACTTGTAGTACAGCCGCTATATCTGCGTTAATTGTGTCTAGGAATCCTGTGTTGTTTGGCAAACTGTTGCCTACATCTACGTGATGTAATTCTACGTAATGAGGAAGTACAGGTATTTGGTCGCCTCGCAGCCCCTCGAATAGAGTAATAACTTCATCCATAATATGTTGGAGTCTTTGTGCCTGTTCAGCAGGGTCTTGTATGTGTTCAATAGCAGATTTGTCAATCGTGATAAACTGCTTTGTCATCGAGTCCTCTAAAGAAACACGATTGTTCATACTATTATATTTCATGCGTATTGGTTGCTTTAGCGACGTAAATCTACTCGCGCCCCACACACCGTAGGTTCTACGTAGTTTGTTATCGGTGAACCAATTAGAACGGTAATCTATCCTTATGTGTAGTATTTCATTTTTAGGAATAGCACGTTCATATGAAGTAGCCTCCCTAAGCATATACGTGTTAGCCTCGATAACAGGGTTATCTTCATCAGCAACAAAGTAAGAACCTAGACCGCCTCTTTCATCAACGATTGTTATTTGTTTTATCGGCAAACTTTGTATGTCTGTGATACCCACACCCTCCTTACCTACTATTTTGTTTATGTCATTACCGTAGACCATAAGACTTCGCATAGCATTTATCATAATGTCATCAAAGTCGAGAGTATCTTCTACTAACTCACGTACCGCCTCTCTTATTTGTGAGTTTTTACCCTTAGCATAATTTATTTCATAGTTGTTAGCAGTAAGAGATACCGCACGTACAGCACCGTTCAATTCGGGGTCTAACTTTAACATACTATCGTAAAGGTCAAACTCATTGTCGTGGTTACTGTCTTTTCTCAATCTTTCAGTATCACGTACAATATCGGGTACGCCCGCTACTTGATTGAAAGGTTCAATCATCATACCTGCTCTTTGTATAATTGGATTAGGGTTCTCTTTTTTGGTGTTACCACGAAATATATTCCACCTGCTACGCTCGGCCATATCATATCGAGGGCTTAATTGACGTTTAATACTTCGTTTTTATTTTTTTTAATGTTTTTTCGATTTACTGAAAGAATTAAACGCTTTACTGCGTTATATTTTTTTATTTTTTTATTTTTTTCTTTAGTATAGAGAAGTTAACTACGTTAACTAATAGAGGGTAAGGGGCTTTACCAAACATATTATAGAAGAAATAAAAATAATTACAGACAGGCTAGCAGTCTAGCGGTTTATTTATTTTGTAAAAGACCAAAACAATAGAAATTATTATGCTAATACTTATATATCCCTTCAAATAACCTTTGTTTATGCGAAGGGTGCATGGAGGCAAAGACCTCATCGAGAAGTTTGCGAAAGATAGAAGTTTTAGTAATATTAGTGAGTTTGCCGAGTTTCTACACGAAGTTGAGCCAAAACGCTCAAAGAATGCTTGGCGTTCAGCGATACAGCGATGGATGAAAGAGGGTAATAGTCCTTTTAAGGATAAAGAAGAATATCATGCTGTCATAAATGAAAGAACAAAAGTATATCACGATGAAGCAGCAGATAAATACTTGGTAGTGATGGAAGCAGTAGATGGTTTCTATGTAGTGGAAGGTGAAAAACACCGAGCCATGAAAAAGGCGTATTCCGAAGCGGGAGGCAACTTAACAACCGAAGAAATGGCTAGAGAGTTTGAAATGCCGCCTGCTTGGGTAAGTGAATACGTTAGAGTTAACAAATGGACTCATGGTATGCAACCATTTACGGATAAAGAGATAGAAGGTAACACCGTTGACGATTTAGTTGAGGAAATACTAGCCATGCGTAAAATTGAGATTATCAAGAAGGCAGAAGGCAAAAGATGGAGGCAAGTCGAGAAAGATGCTATGAAATATAACTACTTTAACGAGACAGTCAAAAAAGATTTCTTAGAAATAGCACAAAAGTGGAAACCTGCTTCCGTAAAACGTACTAAGGCACAAAAAGATGGTGATTTTGCCGTCGTACTTTCGCCAACTGACTTACATTTTGGTAAATATGGTTGGGTTGATGAAGTTGGACAAAGTTATGACTTAGAAGAGGCTCGACATAGAGTTTTGACAAAGACCGAAGAGTTATTGAAGAGACTACCTAGTAAGCCGGAGAGATTCTACGTTGGTGTTGGGTCTGATTGGTTTCATGTAGATAATGATGTAGGTACAACTACAAAGGGTACGGCACAAGATATGGCTGCTACACCTGCACAAATATTGATGGAAGGATGCGATTTAGCAAGACAGCACATTGACTTACTAAGAACGGTTTCTGATGTTGAGTTGATATTTATGGGTGGTAATCACGATAGACATACAAGTATTATGTTAATGATGTACCTTGACGCTTATTACAAAGATTGTGAGGATGTAAATGTTGTAGTTTCTCCCGAAATTAGACAATATGTTACCTATGGTAATAACTTAATTGGATTTACTCACGGTGATGGTAAAGTTATGAATAAACTAAATGCTTTGATGGCTCACGAAGAAAGAAGTGCGTGGGGTAAAACGTCTCACAAACTTTGGTTTCATGGACATCTACATCATCAACAAATGCGTGAAGCGGGTGGTTGTTTGATTATACAACTTCCTAGTTTGGCAGGTGAAGATAGATACCATAGTCGTAACGGATATGTTATGGCTAAAGCAGGATTGTCTGCATATATTATAGATAAAGAAGAAGGGCTAATTGGTAGCCTGTTTGCTCCGGTGGTACATGAATGAGATGGACTTCTGCTAAGTGTTGGTCGTGTGGTTGGGAAGCCCCACGTATGCAAATGCACTTGGCGGTAGAAGGTGTCTGTCCTTACTGCGGAAAGAAAGACTTACATCCGAGGTGATATTATGGGTTTTATGCAAGATTTTTCTATGGAACGAAGTCGAAAAGACATTAAGTATTTCTACCAATGGTTAGGTTATACTTGGGGCGACCATATAGGAGAATGGATGGATATGTACGGTGATAGAAAGGGTGCGGAAGTGCATCGTGTTTGTATTATCGCACCACGCGACCATAGTAAGTCTACTACTCTTAGGGTAAAACTATTACATCAATGTTTGTTTGAAAAGAAGGCAAATGGTAAGCCTTTTACTTGTTGGTTGATTTCTGCGAGTAAAGATACTGCTATTAGAAGATTACAAGAGATTAGGGAGGACATGAAACAACATCCTCAATTGTCTAGGTATCTCGACCCGAAGAGAGGTAATAAAACTGAAATGTACTTTACCAATGGGTCTTGGATAATGGCTACATCGGTAGGTTCTGCTATTCGTGGTGAACATCCGGCTTGTGTAGCATTTGACGATGTGTTAGTTGATTCTGATGAAATGAATCCTCACACTTTACAACAGTGGTTTAGGAAGGCAATTTCCCCTATGTTATCGCCCGGAAGTACGTTTTACGTGGTTGGTACGCCTATGTCTATGACTGATTTGTACCATACTGAAATGTTAAGTAAAAAGACTTGGAAAAGTGGTACTTGGAGTAGTATAGTAAATTATGATGAATGGAAATCTAGTGATGGGGATATTGACCCTAAAGCACTTTGGCCGGAGTATCGTAGTGTAAAGTTTTTGTTAGAACAGAAAGAAGCAATAGGAGACTTGGAGTTTTCGCAGGAATACCTATGTAGGGTTGTTGACGATGACGCTTCGGTATATCCTAACAACTTAATTCGTAAGAATCTTATCATGGAACACACTATACAAACTGATAGGTTAGATAACAACAGATACATTATAGGATTTGACCCTGCACATGGTCTTGGTAAAGATTACAGCGTAATGGTATGTCTTAGACAAGACGAACAAGGATTTATTCATTTTGTAAATATGTGGAGAAGAAATGACTTCCCACCGGATAAGCAAGCGGATATGTTAATTGAATGGTCTAAACGCTATGGTAACTGCGGAGTAGCAGTTGAGGATGTTGGTTTCCAACAGATGTACGAAAGTTTGCTTGCACAAAAAGGTGCGGTAGTAGATTACAGACCTAGTAAGGTAGGAAACAGAACACTCAAACAAGGATTGCTAAACAGACTTAGAGTTTGGTTTGAAAGAGAGATGATTGCATTTCCTTATGGTGATGATGAAACCCGTAGGATGGTTGAGATTATCCTAGAAGAATTAAGACTTCACGCTTGGCGTGATGGTGTTATAGTGGACTTAGGTGTTCACAACGATACAGTAATGGCTTTCGCACACGCGATAGACCAATTTACATATAAGATTCCCGATATGCCCGTAGTTATGAAAACTATGACGGGTGGACAATGGTTAGGTGGTAAAGCGAATATTAACAGACCGTCTAATACAGGTGTTGGTGGAAGAGTAATGGAGAGAAGAAGATTATGAGAACAGTATTTGGCCCAAAAAGTAAAAAGACATTATATTTAGACCGTTTGCAGGAGTTAGCAGACTCGGACTATTTTGACGAATGGAGAACAAACGAAGAAGTTATGTGGAAGGTAAACGAAGTTGTACCTGCCCGATGGACTCAATTGCATTCTTGCGGGGTGCATAAGTATATGCGTAAAATTAAACAAGCAGACTTGATGGAAGATAAATACAAAAAGGTCATGGGTAAGAGAATACGCTATTGGCGAAAGCGATTATAAATATTTTTTTTCAAAAAAATTGTAAAAAATTGTTCGTGATGCTAGGCGGGTATAGGTACGTATATCGGTGTATTTTTGGAACTAAGTGCAGAAACTACACTAGGTGTTATACACTACACTCGGTGCAAAAAACTCACCAAAAAAGAGCGAGAAAATGCTAGACCGAAAGCCTTAAGTACTAACATCGACCCGTTCATATTGAGGCTGCGGGGCAGTTTTGTGGGATTTGCGATAAAGGCAAAGACCTGCGGGAACGGCGAAGCATTGAAAAATGCTTTGCTTACCAAGAGGGTTCAACTTTAGGTGTGATAGCACCTATTGAGTCGTTGGTTAAAAATATCAACCCAAGACGAAAAAATGAAAAATGGCCGGAGTCAATTCCGTTATCCGAATTGATGATGACACGCTAAGAAGTAATAGACCTAGACCTAGGTAAGTGGATTAAAATAATAGCAACTCGGATAATCTACTATAAACAAGCAATAAAAGGAGAGGATATTTATTTCTTCAATTGATATATATATATCTCATGATGTGCCAACTGAGTTTTTCAGAAATCTTATTGTTGAATACCCTTTGGGTATTTACAACAAGACGGATGATGGGCTTAATTGGTTCACTTTGACGGTTAAGAGTGAAACATTCGATTCGGATGCGAAGCACGATTCCATTCAAGTAAGACTAACTTGGTTTGCAGATAAGGATGATGAAAATCTTATGGATGATTATCATGCTGACCCTGCAAACTACACCCCTTGAGGGTGAGCATCATGCGGTATTGTAGCCATAAAGTCTTGTGGCTTTAGCACTAGAACATCGGGTAAGCCTAAACGTAAAAGGGAAAGCAACAGATAACACAAAACCCACCCCTCTAAATGGGGGGTGTGGTCTAATATCAATAATAGGATGGACATATATGAATATGATAGATGAATTAAAACTTAGTATAATCACGGATGAATACGAATATTCAGAATGGATTATTAACGCTAACTGTTAAAGTTAGCCGAGACGGAGTAACATAAAATTGTGGGGGGGTAGACTTGCACCCTACCGCCTCACTCTTAACTTAACAAAATAAATAATTATAATAAAGGAGATGATAATTAATGAATGATATAATTTCAGACATGAGAACACTAGTAAGAGAGAATCCATCAGACTACCCTAATATGATTCAGTTTACTGATGAAATATGGGAATCCCCCTTCATGCAGACATACGGTGAAGAAGGACAAAAGTTGGAGAATGGTGAAGAAATACTTACTGTTAACGGTACTAGTACCGGACAGGCGGTATGGAATCTTATGTGTTCTAAGAGAGATTTAGCCCTATGGACTAGGGGTATGAAACCCCACAGGCGTTGGAAAGTTTCTGATGCTAAGTGGTACTTTGGTATCAAAGGAAATAGAGATAAATTGCTCAGTCAAATAACACTTATACATGATGTAATCTGTAAAGGCGAACGATGAATAAGTAAGTAATGACACAACGTAAAATTGAGGGGGGGCAGGTGGCAACCTGCCGCCTCTCTCTTAATGTTTATATGTAGAACTAAAGTGGCCCTATACGGGAGGTAAATAAATGAAAGTAGACAAAGAGAAAATAATTGAACAAATGAATAACAAAGTAGAATTATTCTCAGAAATGATGGATGTTTTAGAAGGTGGAGACTGTACTCTTGATATGGAAGATATTAATAACGAAGATATTGAAATATTAATGATTATGTTATCTGCACTCTATGATAAAAATACTGCAAGAATAGAGTATATTAAAAGCGATACTTATACTGCATTAGAAGCATTTTTTGAGAAGTACTAAATGAAAGCCAAAGTCCTCGCAGCCCTTCGGGGCTGTGGGGCAACTTTTTT